CTTCTGTGAGGATATAGGATTCAGAGAGAGCACGGTTTCGAACTGGTGCAATGATCGCGCCACTATTCCGCTGTCAAAGATTGCAATTATGGCTGAGTATTTCCACGATCTGACAGGCGAGCCTCCAAATCTTTTTATATTCCGAATCGTGATGCAAGAGCCGACGATCCGCGCTGTGCTATCATCCTATCAACAACAACAACGGCGAGCCTAATGAAATACATTGTAATAGACACAGAGACAACAGGACTAGATCCACAACGGCATGAGTTGCTCAGTTTGGGCGCGATCGTGATGATTGACGGAGTGATTACAGAGCGCATCGAGATCAAGATCAAGCCCCGCAATATTGATCAGGCTGACGCAGAGGCGCTACGGATCAATGGATACACTCCCTACAGATGGAAGCACGCGATCGAGGGGGAGCACGCTGTGACAATCATAAAGCATTTGTTTTTATCGCATCTTGATGGAATATTGGTGGGTCACAATGTAAACTTTGATATAAAGTTTTTACGGGCCTTTGCTGACTCCTATTATCAAGAACTTTCGATACCAGTGCCGTACATTGACACGCGTGACGTTTGCCGCGTCAATCTTGCCCCGTATGGCTGCGCTAGCATGTCATTGGATAATATATGCATCTTCTTAGGTTGGAAGCGCAGAAAGGCACACACAGCGCTTTCAGATTGTGAGGATTGTATTAAAATATTGCGGTGCATGGTTCCTCCATCCCCTAAATTTATTATGTATGTAAAACTCAGAGGCGTAATCGCTAGCGTCAAAGGATTATTGTCATGAATATGAAAGCCATAAACAGAGTAACCAGCCGCACGGCTGTAACTGGGATCGGGTCCAGTTTTGATCTGGCAAAGCGGATCGATATAGATATGGAGATGTTCCCACCGTCGCAAAGTTTCGAGGGATATATGTCTCTGATTACTCTGCAACTGTCCAGTATCAACGCAGCGGCAAACATCACGCTGAGACTGTGCAGAGATACAGCAGGCGATCAAATGATCATCACAGATACACAGAGCGACATTTTCACAGGCATTACAACGGCGACAAAAGGGACCGCAATATTTGCGCTGAATAGTTTCGTAAAAGTCGCTGAGGCTGGTGATCTTTATGCGTTTGTGAAACTGAATACCGGATCGTGTGATATTGATTTCTGTGAGATCACATATCAAGGGGATCGATAATGGCTATTGTACAGATCATTAATAGAAGCGGCGGCACATCTGACACCGGCGGCGGAGGTTCTGCGACACTCAAGATCGAGAATCTATCCAGTCAGGTAACAGGCTCAAATATCAACTTCAGCACGTCCAGCCAGTTTGTAGAAGATACAATCCAAGTGTATTACAATGGCGTCTTACAGATACAAGGCGGATCAGATGATTATACAGAGGATGGAGATCGGCGGGGTGTCACGTTTGCCCTTGCTCCTGAGACAGGTACAAAAGTGGTCGTAATATATTCTGAGAGCACATAAAAAGAGATCCTCTGCAAAAGACACAGAGGATCTCAAGGGTTGATGAGTGCTGAGGGGATTAGTTGTTGATGAATCCTTTGATCGTCACGCGGTCACCGTTGGCCAAATTGGCACCGAATACGATGCGCGCCACTCCGCCGGATCCAGCGTTGTCGATTTTGTAATTGTCTTGTGCGTCGGGTGTGTCTTTGTATTCCATTACTAGACCGTTGACAGTAACAGTGAAGAATTCTTTGAACTCAAGATCAACGGCTGCACCGAGTTCAAATGCAAGGGTTGATCCGTTTGCATCGAAAGCAGCGAAGAATCCAGCAAAATCTAATTTGCCGGTCTTAATACTCGTGTTTGCAATTTTTGCGGCTGTAATTGCTGAGTCTGCAACTTTTGCCGTTGTTACCGATGCGGATGCCAACTGAGAAGCCCCTACACCTGAATCGGCAATCTTAATACCATCCGAACCAACTGCAAGCGTCGAGCCATCAAGATCGATCGTCAAATCAGATACAGCGGCTGATCCATTGTATGAACTCATACTGATCCCATTGCCGGCTGTCAATGCATTTAAGTTTGCACCAAGAGCCACGCCGGAGATCGTAGAGTTGGACAATTTTGCGTTCGCGATCGAGCCAGCCAATTGTGCATTGCTAATCGTTCCGACTAGGCTGGATGTGGGGTAATTTGTAGCATCTGCCAAATCAAATGCTGGAGTTGCATCGCTAGCACCGAGAGCCAAAGACACGCCACCAAATGAAACGCTTGAATTGGCGAGTTTTGCATTGGCGATTGAGCCGGCTAATTTTGCAGATGTGATCAAATTGTCTGCAATGTATGCGGCGCTATCGATAGCCCCATCAGCGATTTTTGCCGATACGACCGAATCAGCCGCGAGTTCTGTGGCTGTGATTCCGCCAGCGGCAACAGAGAGGCCTCCAGCACCAAGAGCAAGCGCAGATCCATCAAGGGAGATCGTCAGAGATCCGCCGCCGTTTTCGACACCGTTACCCAATGACAATTTATTTGCCCCAATCGATCCGGCGAGCATGGCATTGGTAACTCCTGAATCAGCAATCTTGATTCCATCAGTGCCGACAGCAAGAGAAGATCCATCAAGGTCGATAGTCAAGTTTGATACAGCAGCCGATCCGTTGTAGGAGGTCATGCTGATACCATTGCCAGCGCTCAAAGAATTGAGATTGCTACCAAGAGAAACGCCGGAGATCGTAGAATTTGCAAGTTTGCCATTCGCAATCGAGCCGGCAAGCATCGCGTTTGTAATACCTGACGCTTTTACTTGCAGAGCATCAGAAGAGATCTCGATAGATGCGTCATCAACGGCAACATTGAGAGTATTTCCAACTTTAGTTAATGCATTTCCAGCAGAGATTTGCCCAGCGCCTGAGAACTGAGAGAATACAATATTGTTAGTGCCTACAACATCCGATCCCTTGTCAGAAGTACAAACAAATCCATTGTCGCCGTTTGCAGTTCCTTGCTCGACGAATGTAAATGCGCCAGCCTCTGCAGCACCGGTTGCAAAGTCAGCAGCACGTTGCCACGCTCCGGCTTTACATAAATATATTCCGTTTTCTGTTTGGGTGCTCTGATCCTTGACGAGAACGCGATCATCGGCAACAATCGAGACACCATCAATCGTTTGTGTGCCTGACAGTGTGATATTTGCAGTTGTAGCCGCTTTACAAGAGTCTTTAATGTCAAGACCTTGAGCAACGCCATCAACGTAGCCTTTAGACGCTACGCGGTTAGCGGCATCGCCTTCTGAAGGGGTAGCAACTTGTAATACTGCATTTTGAAAGTCAAAAGTTCCTGTGGATAAATCTAGTTTTGAGACACCAACCGCACTATTGGCGATCTGTCTTCCGGTAATTTGAACAGCCATGTTTTTTATTCCTCATGTGTTGTGTTTGTGAGTGTTGTACTCGGTTTTAATGTAAACGCTTGATCGACGTTTTACAGTTCGATTATTGGAAATCGATTGCCTATGCTTTGAATACGCGTGCTTTTATCTGTGTCACTAGGCTGTTGATTTGTTCCAATTTCTGTTCTAGTAGGCTCATACGCTTGTCAAGGTCTGAGATTTCTTTGACTATCTCCTCTCTGATCTTATCTTCTCTAGCCTGTAAATCTGCAATTACTTTATCGTATCGCGTGCGGAGTGCGTCCTCGCGTTCTTCTGCGCGCCTCTCTCTCGCGTCGCCTCGTTTGCGCTGTTCCATGTATTGCCAGTATAGAAACGCAGCAAATGCAACATTACTCCCGCCATTCATAATCACTTGCATAACTTCGCTTTCCATTATTCCCCCATCAAGAGCGTATAACTGAATTTATCGAATCCAGTGTGCTGTGGTTGTAGTTTACACAAGGCGATAAAATGATCATATTCATCAGGATCTTGAATGACTTGGCAGCCTGCACTGTACTGATCTACTGACTGACTGGCTACAATTCTGCTGGCTCTGTGTATATTGATTCCAAAGTATCCGCATTCCTCATTTTGTCCATAGTCGTGCACGTTGTCGCTGTTTCTATCTCTCCATACACAAACTTCATTTCCACGCTGTACGAGTGCCTCATACTGTCCACGATGCAGGCCGAGCATGTATGCGCCTCGATACTGTCTGTTGTGTATCAAGATCGCCGTGTTGCCATTTCTTAGATAGTATAGCCCCGCATCCGTTGTGCATTTGTAGGCGTGCCACTGCCACGATCCGCCTTCTAAGAAGCAAACGTGTATCCAGTCGTCGAAGCGATCCGGCTCGCCGTTTGGGTTGCGCTCGCCTATGATGTTCATATCATAATCAACAGATTCAAACACTGTAAAACCCGCTTGTTTTACACGCGTCAAAATGTGCGGATATGCATCGGGGCTTAATGGGATTCTCATGACATAACGCCTATGGTTAGATTGACAGAACTTTGAGAAGGATTCCAGCGCACGCCTAGAATCATGGCTCTCCGATTGCTGTACGTGTCTCCAGCGCCTTCCCGTAGTCCATATATATACATACTAGAAATCTCAACGATGTCGCCAGCAGTTAGCAAGCAATGCTTTTCTGTAACGGTTAGATTTAATTCCTCATATGGCTCAGCATCCCATCGCCTCATACGAGTTAGATCCGCGTTTGCTTGTGTTGGCTGTATCGGACTATCGACACGATACACAAGACGCAGATCCCTCGAAATGTCCACGCCTGTAGGTAAAATGGGAATACTGATTCCGCTGAATCTGACATCTTGATTCAGCCCTGTTGTATTGTTAAATGTGTTGATCGTGCTTGAGTTGAATACGCTAGATTGTGATGGGCTGTATAATGTATGGGAGTCTATGCTGATAATATCCCGATCTGTAATGTGGTCGCGTACACTAAACCAACTGGCTTGATTTGGATTTTGACACACTCTCCAAGATAATTGATTCTGATCCCAAACTGGCCACATGCCCATATTTAATACAGCACTCAAAAAGGTTTGTATGTTGCCCGCTTCCTCGATCAGCAATTCGATCTCATGTGTTCCGCTGGATGTTGCCCAAGTCTCATTATAATATGTGTTGAGATTTTGCACGCTGAAAAGATTTGGGTTAAATGCAACACCGATCGCCCAAGATTCTGGATAATCGTCAAATGATCCCTGTGTCCCCTGTCCGGTGCTCATGACAAGACGAGCAAATACAAAATCAGGCCGCCCCCTAAGCCGTACTAAACTCGTTACAACGTCATTGATTGACAGTGTAGTAATCGATCCGGTGCTTGGATACCTGCCAGTAGCTGCAATCGTCAAAAATCCAGCCGTGCCGCTTGTGCTTGTTTTACTGCTCCATGTGTAATAATCGATTCCGCCTGTGCTCACGTCCTCAACTTTGATCATTCCATTTTGACCTGTTTCTTTTTCAAATATTGTAATGTCGTCAAGGTACAGATCAGCACTACTGGAAAAATTAAAATTCTGCGTAACTTTTGCAGTCTTTCCAGCGTAATACCAAAATTGTGTTTCTAATGAATTTGTTGTTAATCTTGATTGCATCATTGTTAGGAAATCAACAAACTCCAAACGCCAAACACCGCGCCCGCCTGTGATGTTTCTAAGTTGTCCAATGCAAACACGATTCCGTATTCCATCTCGAACCATGATCAATTCAGCAACTGCGCCCCGCCTAAATGATTTATTCAATACTGGTCTAAGGTCGCCAACAATCCGAATAGTGAAGCCGCCGAAATTCACGCTCCAGCGCTGCGGCGTGATCTGTACACTGTCGATCGTCACATCTGCGTCAGCAAGTGCGATCTCAGTGTTCATGCTGATTAAGTCGCCCTTTGACAGGTTATAACTTGCAGAAGGCTGCAAGAACTTGAGCGCGTAACTAATGACCTTTGCCGGTCTGTCGAGGGTATTTAAGAATGATTGTGTCCATGCCATAATTATGCTCCGCCCTTGCTCAAAAGCGGATTTGAAGGGGATACAAGACCCTGCAAAGAAGGATTCCCAATATCGCGCAAATGACGCGGCATTGATCCCCCCAAATCATCAAGAGAGACACCCGCGCCTTGTCTCCCCGCTGAAGTTGACGAGGCAAGAGATCGACCAATAGAAACGCCAGAATCTCCGACTGTTTCAGGATGTGTAATGAATAGTGTTGCATAATCCACAACAAGCCGTATCGACAGCGAGAACAACCGCCCGCCCTCATTTGTTACTATTGCCTGTCCTATGTCGCTTTGTGGACGTTTTAAGACCGGATAAAAGCGATAATGACGCATGAAAGCAGGCTGATCATATTGGAAGCGTACAGGGTTGACTGTATCAACGTCGCCGCCTTGCGCTGTGGCATTGCTCACAGTCTGCATCTTTACAATCTCCTGTATCATTGCTGGGCTGCTTGTTTCTATCGTGCAATAGTCGCCAACAGTTGGGAGGGCACTTATTCCAGTAAAATTGCTGAATGGATTTGCATAAATAGGAACGCGTGTGCTGTTGTTGTTCAATGTGCCACGGATTGGGAAACAATACGCTTTATCATCATCGGCAGCAAACGACACAGAGAAGCCCCTATCGAGGTGATTCTGCAGCGCGTGGAACTGTATAGCCAGATCCTCTCCTCCAACCATCCGATCCCGTTGTATCGTTACGATCTCCTGTGTACGTCCAACAGATCTCTGAATAGAGCCAGTCAGAGAGACAGCATCAACAGCCTCAACGGATATATCAGAGAACATCTCGCCCAGTGCTTCTCCGAGATCTATTGTGACCAGTGAAGCGCCATTCAATGCGCCAAATGGTTCAGGTGTAAAATAAAATTTTGCATTGCCCATTATCTGCCCCCGAATAGACTACTTGACGACGTGCCGAATTGATTATTGAATCTGATCTCTATCTCTCTCACAAGAGCATCCACAGCATTGCGATCCACAACTGCGCTATTGATGTTAATCGTCATGCCGCCGCCTGTGGTGTTGTTTAGTTGACGATCGACTTGCTGCGGACGTTGTCCACTTTGCGGCACGACAAACTCGCCTCTATGGAGCATAGCAAGCCCGTCTTGCATCCCCGTAAATCTGATCCCGCCTTGCGCACTGGGTACGAATCGACCGCCGCCCATGAATGAGGCAGACACATCACGATCAAAAAAGTCAGCGATTGCACTGCGCCGGCGTTGCCTTCTTTCTTGTCCCGTTGTACTCCGAAGAAATGCAAACGCATCTTTGATTCCATCTATCAAGTTTATAAATAGTAATTGTATTCCATCGACAAACGCCTCAGCAATGGCGATCCCAAGTTGCGGAGCGATTGACAGAAGCAACTCCGGCAAGAATGCGATCCCAACTTTGATAGCCTCAGCCTGTGCGAGTGCCTCTTTCCGTATTTGTTCGGGTCCTTTTTCAATTACTTGCTCGCCTATCCCTTGTACAACACTTGTGAACGCCCCCGCCAAAGGTGAAACAAGGCCAACAATAGCCGCCGCGTCAAGACTGGCAACGATCGAAACTTTTTCAAATGCGCCTGAAAGACCTTTTTGCAACCCTTCGGCATCTCCCAGTTTTTCAAATGCGTTTGAAATGCCTTCTTGTACAAATCCTTTTAGCCCCTCTTGCCTGATATTTTTAAATGTATTTCGTATATTGTCAACTTTGCGAAGCATTGAGTCAAGTTGTCCAGTTGGCTTGATAAACAAATCGCTTGTAATGTTTGCCAGTACATTAATTGACCTAACAATCAGATCAGTTTCTTTTTTCAGTCGCTCCGCCTCTTTGCGCCTTTGCTCTCCTTCTTTTCTGATTCTATCTGCTTCCTTTTGTGCGCGCTCTGCTTCTTTTGCCGCGATCTCGTCTTGCTTTGCCTGCTCTTCGTCTAATAGTTGATTACGCAATTTAGTGAGTTCATTTATTGCAGCATTTGCCCCTTGAATATCTCCAGAAGTCTCAGCAAGATTAAAAAGTTTTTCGGCCTGCTGTTCATATGTTGCATTGATTTGATCTACTGCATCCAATTGAGAAAATTGAGCCTTCTGAAGTATCTGCTGGATCTGCTCCTGTGCTTTAAGTGCCTTCTTTCGTTCTCGCTCTGAAGCGCGTTGATCGGCTTCTTGTTTGCGCTTGCGCTCTGTCGCTGCTCTCTCATTGGCTGCCCTTTGCCTCTCCTGCTCGTTGATCTCTGCTGTCTGTTTTAGTATTCGCTCAAGTTCTTGCTGTTGCCCACTGATTGCGATTCTCTGCTCATTTACAATCCTCAGCCTCGCGCGATCCTCTTTTTGTGACTTACGGAGCGAGTCAAGCCTTTTTTGATCTTGTCTTTCTTGGAATGTCGCCTCTTCGAATTGTTGCGGCTGTCCTGCGATGCGCTCTGTTAATGATTGCTGGATCGCTCTTTCTTCTTTCATCAATGCAATCTTTGATTGTAACTGTGAGATCTCTTCTGTGCGAGCGTTGATAGATTCCTGCACGGCTGCCAGTTGCGCCTGCTGTGATTCTGTCGCCTTGCGTCCAAACTCTGAGGCTGTGGCTGTGGCTGCCTGTTGATCGACTTCAAACTGTGTAATTTGACCCGTCAGCAATTGCAGATTAATACGCGCCTGATCCACTTCTTGGCTGTATCCGATTAGGGCCTGTGCTGAATTTTGTATGATCTTCTCTTGCTCTTCCAGTATCCGCGTAGCCTCGTCAAGCGCTTTTGCAAGATCCTCCTCTTCTTGTCTTGCCTGTTCTGCTTCATGTCCCATAAAAGCAAAAGCGCCCCCCGCAATAACAGCAACAGCACCCGCAGCAATAACAGCGGGATTTGTGAACAGTGTTAATGTTCGACCAA